CTCGACGAGTTTCCGGAGCACGAGATCGCGATCCCGATGCCGCCGCTGCAGTCGGTCGAGAGCATCAAGTACATCGACAGCATCGGCGACGAGATCACGATCGATTCAGCTGATTACACGGTCGACGCATCGACCGGCACAGCCGGCGCGGAGGGACCCGGCTGGGTCGTGCCGAACATCGACTCGGAATGGCCAACGCCGCTGGAAGCCATCAACGCGGTGCGCATCCGGTTTGTTGCCGGCTATGCGCCAGCGGCCGAATCGCCAGAAAATCTCACGCGCCTGATTCCGGAGAGCATCAAGCAGGCAATCGTGCTGTGCGTGAAGTACTGGTACGACGGCGAGATGGATTTGGACAAAATGCAGGGCTTGCCGACAGGCGTCGAGCCGCTGCTGCGCAAGTATCGCGTCCTGAGAGGCATGGCTTGAATCTGGCTGCCTCGATCGGGCCGCAGACGTTTGCGTGGTGGCCGGATTGGCGCGGCCATCCCGCGGCGATCGTCGCGTCGGGACCGTCGACAGGAAATTTTCCAGTCGAACGCCTGCGGGACGCTGTCAAAGTTCTCGCCATCAAGACGAACGTTGACAAGGCGCCGTTCGCCGACGTGGTTTACGGCTGCGACGACGCGTGGTGGTTGTCGCGCAACGGCCTCGTTGATTTCAAAGGAATCAAGTTGGCGTACGGCGACAAGGCAACGAGTAAATTCAAGGACATCCACAAGGTCGACATCGACACCAAGCAGCACCGCTTCTTGCTCGATCGGCCGCTTCGCATCGGCAGTGGCAAGAATTCAGGTTTTCAGGCGCTCAATCTCGCCATGCAGTTCGGCGCCAATCCGATCTTGCTCATCGGGTTTGACTTCCACGACCGAGGCGGCGTTCACTGGTACGGTCGCAACAACGCCAAGGGCATGTCCAATCCGATGCTGCTGAATTTTCGCGACTGGCAAAAAGCTATGAATGAGGCTTCAGGGAGAGCCCGCGATCTTGGTTTCGACATCATCAACGCGTCGCGTGGCTCAGAACTCAAGTGCTTTCGCTTCGGCGGACTGTGCGACATCGGGATAGCGGCTTGATGCATCAGCCATCGATCTGGATTGGTTTCGATCCACGGGAGAGCGCGGCTTTCGCGGTGGCGCGGGCTTCGGCTCGCAAGCACCTCACTGCGCCGATACCAATTCGCGGCCTGGTGCTCGATGAGCTGCGCAAGAAAGGCCTCTACACCCGTCCGACAGAGATCAGAGTCGGCACGTGGAAAGGAGCCGACGGAACCCCGTGGTACAGCAGCGAACCTCTGTTGTGGGATACCATCTCGCAATTTACCATGGCAACCGAGTTTGCCATCAGTCGATTTTTAGTTCCGCACCTGGCGCGCGAGGGCTGGGCACTGTTCATGGATTGCGACGTGTTGATCCGCGCCAACTTGACGCGCTTGTTCGAGTACGCCGCCACGCAATCGCAATACGCCGTACTGGTGGTGAAGCACAATTACGATCCGAAGCACGAGCGCAAGATGGATGGCCAAATCCAAAGTTCATATGGCCGCAAGAACTGGTCGAGCGTTTGCTTTTTCAACTGCGATCATCCGGCCAACAAGGCGCTCATACCTGAACTCGTCAACTCGTTGCCGGGCCGCGACCTGCATCGCTTTTGCTGGCTCGACGATGATGAGATTGGTGAGTTGGACATAGCGTGGAATCATTTGGTTGGAGAATACAACGGCAGCGTCGATCCGAAGCTCGTGCATTTCACGAACGGAGGCCCGTGGATGCACGGCTATGAGCACGTGCCTTACGCCGACGAGTGGCGCGCCGCGCATTGCGAGTGGGCGTCATAGGTATCGGGGACAACTTGATGGCTTCTGGCATGGCGCGCGGCGCAATCGCGCGCGGCAAGAAGATCGCGTTCGGTGATGGCCGGAAGATCATCTGGGATCAGTATTCCGATGTCATTTTCCGTGGCAACCCAAACGTAGCGCGTCCGGAGGAGCGGCGGCGCTTCGACCTGGAATGGATACCGCACTACAAGGGTCATCGGCTCTACAACAGGCAAGGGCCGACCAACTGGCACTGGAACTATGATTTTCGCGCGACGCCTGGTGAAGTGTTTCTGCTTCCGAGCGAGCAGCACTTCGGCGCGATAGCTGCTGGTCACGTGGTGATCGAGCCATCGGTACCGTCTTTCAAAACTTGTGCGCCAAATAAGCAATGGCCGGTCGAACGCTATGACGACGTCGCCAGACTGTTGATGATTGAAGGCTATTCGATCATGCAGTTCAGCCACATGACAACGAGGCACAATATTCCCGGCGCGCGCCAGGTGGTGACAAAATCGTTCCGGCAGGCAATCAGCGCGCTTGGCAACTCGCTGCTCTATATCGGAGCCGAAGGCGGCATGCATCACGGCGCCGCCGCCATGAATATTCCTGCCGTTGTGCTGTTCGGCGGTTTCGTTCCGCCCGCCGTCACAGGTTATGATAGCCATACCAATCTCACTGGTGGCGCCGAATTCGCCTGTGGTTCGTTTCGGTATTGCGAGCATTGCATAGCAGCCATGAAGGCGATCAGCGTCGATGAGGTGGTGACAGCCGCACTCGAACATTTGCGTAATGGCCGTCACTCCTGAAGAAAAAATGATGCGGCGCGTCGTGGGTTACCATGACCTTCGTATGGACGGGATTAGCGATTTGTTGCTGCGCTCCCGCGGCGCCCGCATCATGGATATCGGCTGTAATCGTGGCCTGGTCGCTTTCGAGTTCGCGAATAATGGTGCGGTGGCTTGTCACGGCTGCGATAACTATGAAAATGGCATTGAGGTGGCGCGCCACCTGTTCATGGACTTGCGCAACTGCGAAAGCCGATTCGAGGTCGTTGACCTCACGAAGCGCGGTGCGCTCGGCAAATTCGGCGACAGCAAATATGACATAATTGTCATGCTAGCTACGTTTCACAAATTGAAACGCGTCATGACACCTGGTGATCTCAGCGCTCTTATGCAGGACATCGGCCGGCGCACTACCAGTTATTTTGCTTGGCGCGCGACTTCGGAAAAGTTGCAAGAAAACGAGGACGAGATGAAGCGCGTCGATGCCGACATGAAGGAATGCGGCCTCAAGCGCATTCATACCAGTTACATATCGCAGCAACTCGGTGTTGCTGCGATCTGGGCGCGCTGATGGCGCTGCTGATCACGACCTGGAAATGGGGCAATAAGTATTCGCTCGATGACGTGAGAAAATTGCGCGCGGGCCTTGATCGTCATCTTCAGGACGAGCATTATTTCACCGTGTTCAGCGACAGCAAGCATGGATTGTCAGACACGGAATATCGTCCGATTCGTAATCTCGATTTATTGAAGGTGAAGGGATGTTTCGCTAGGCTGAGATTGTTCGATCCAGAAATTCAGTCTGACATCGGCGCTTGTTCTGGCGATCGCATAGTATGCATCGATCTTGATGTGGTGATCACTGGATCACTCGACGCGTTGTTTTATCGGCCTGAACCTTTTATGATTTTGAGAGGAGCGAATTCAGTCAATCCATGTCCGTATAATGGCAGCGTGTGGATGTTTCGCGCCGGTTACCGCCCAGATGTGTGGAAAGATTTTTCTCTGGAAGCCGCTCGCAAAATACCTTACTTCGAATTTCCCGACGATCAAGGTTGGTTGGCTTACAAATTACCGAACGCGATCGGTTGGCAAGTCGGTTCTCCTTCTGGCATTTACGCGTTTCAGAAACCTGGATGGCCGCAATCTAATGTACTTCCCGATGACGCCCGCATGGTTGTGTTTCCAGGTTGGCGCGACCCGAAGCAGTTCAAGCATCTCAACTGGATCAAGAAGCACTGGCGTCACTGAATGCAATTCAGCGGGGGATTGCCTGAGACACCATGCGGCGCAGGATCGACGCTCAAGGCGACAGTAGTAATTCGCGCGTGGCTGCCCATCATCCTGCGAAAGCTCGGTATCAGGGTTCTGCTTGATGCGCCGTGCGGCGACTTCAACTGGATGGCTCACACCGACCTCAGCAGCCTGAGCCACTATTTCGGCGCTGACAACGACAAGGAGCACGTCCTGCTGGCCAAGGAAAAGATTTCGGTTGCTGGTTTCGAGCCCAAATACAAAAGCGTCGTCTGCATTGATCTGGTTCGCCACGTACTGCCGATGCGTGTTGACGCGATCCTGTGCCGGGACTTCATGCAGCACCTGCCGAATTCGCGCGTCATCAAGCTGCTCGACAACTTCCGCGCCACTAAAGCCGACTGGCTGATCGCGACATCGCATGACAACCTGTACAACACTGACATCCACAAGGATGGCGATTTTCGCCCGCTCAATCTGTGCCGGCCGCCGTTCGGCTTTCCGCTTCCCATTTATAGCCTGAATGATTGCGGGCGGCAGCTTGCGCTATGGTCGCTGAGTGGGCGCTTCGACGACGCGAACGGCTCGACGGCCTGACCGATTTGCTGGCCTATGCGCCGATGGCGCGCGTGCTCGACATCGGATGCCATCGCGGCCTCGTGGGTTACGAATTCGTCAAGCTCGGCGCTGTGCTGGTTCACGGCTGCGATCTCGATGCGCAATCCGAGTTTCACGTAAAAAACCTGGCCGACCCGGATGCGCTCGATTGGTGCCTGCCCAATTACGACATCGTGCTGCTGCTCGGCATGTACCACAAGCTCAAGCGCGTCATGCCGACGGATCGGCTTGAGCAGCTGATCGAAGCGCTGGCCGTGAAAAGCACGCTGTTCGCGTGGAACGGCGCGGCTGAGGAGCACGCGGAGATCGCTGGAATTCTCACCGGCATGACGCTCGCTCACTGGTCTCGGCTGACGCGGCACCCAACGGCAGTCACTGCGGTCTGGCGGCATCCATGAAATGCGCCGAGGGCATCTGGTTTCCAGATGATGAAAAGCATCTAGTTGATATGCTCAAGGGCTCGCCGCAGATCGATGGGAAAGGAACATATCAATATCACAAACTGACGGCCGCGATGAAGTATGTAAAGCGGCGGCGCTTTGCACTGGACATCGGCATGCACGTCGGCTTGT